GGTCAGTGCCTTGGCCAGCCCGTCGAACCCGAGGGCGTCGACGGCGACGTCGCCGTTGATCGCGGCGTCGCCGAACTTGGCCTGAGCGGCCTTGATCTTCTGGGACATCTGCAGGGCGACCTCACCGGAGGCGGCCGCGCCGACATTGGCGAGGACGCGGTCGATCTGGAAGGACCCGCCGAGGGGCTTCAGGTCGGTGAAGTACTGCGCGGTCGTGACCTCCTGCGGGACGTACTCGGCGTTGATCGCCCGGAACGCGGCGGTCGGGGTCGTGATGAGGCGGCGGTACCCGTAGGTCAGGGTTGCGCCTCCACCTGCGGGGTTGACGCAGTCGTCGAAGACCATCAGGTCGAGCAGCGGGTTGGTGCGGAACTCGTCGATGACTGCGACGTCGAGCGCGGTGGTCGCGTTGAGCATGGCTTGGGCGAGAGTGACAGGCATTTGGTGCTCCTATGGTGCTGGAAGGGGTGACCGGTACGGCTAGGTGCCGTAGTGGCCCGCGAGGGCCTGGTCGAGGGTTTGGGGTTTGTTCGCGCCCTCACCGGTCCCGCCGTGGAGCTGAGTGCCTGAGCGACTCGCTTCCGCTGCGGTCAGCAGGTAGGGCTTGTTCTTGGCGATTTCCTTGAGCGCAGCCTCCACGGCAGCGTCGTCGGGCTCGCCTTCGTCGTTCGTGAGGGCTTCGAGATCGAGCATCTTGAGAGCGTCCGCCGGGTCCCGGAACTTCAGCCCTGCGGCTACGGTTTTGACCTCGGCGGTCACGGCGCGACGGATCGCAGCCCATGTCCGGGTGTTCGCGGCGTCGCGTTCCTCAGACAGGCGTTCGGCGTCGGACAGGTCCGCGGCCTTCAGCGCAGCGAGCTCCTTGGCAGCAGCTCTGTTGGCCTTGGCTTCCGTCTCGTGCTTGCGGGAGTGACCGAGAGTCTCTTCGTACTTCGCTTTCCAGTCGGTCTCAGACGTCTGCTGCTCGGCGCCACTGCCTTCGGCTGTGGTTTCCTCGCTGGTCTGTTCCGTGGTGCTCTCGGTGGTCTCAGTGCTCTCTTCGTCGGCCATGATGTGTTCCTCCTGTGCAGGACCGTCCCGTCCGCTGTGCAGCGTCAGGGCATGGGGTGGTGCAGTCCCGCCGTGCGGCGGGGACGAATGGGGGTTGCGGTGCTACTTGCCGTACTTGGCGCGCCACTCCGGCGTGCCGAAGGCTGGCGACTTACTCGCACCAGCGGCGGGCTTCTTCTTCTTTTTCATGCCGTACTTGGCGCGCCACTCTGGCGAACCGAACACCGGGCTCTTGCCCGTGTTGGCCTTGAGGCGCATGTCTGCGGGGGTGCCCTTGCTGGGCGTCTTGCCTGCCATGTCGATCCAATCTGGGCGTGGTGGAATAAAAACTGGCATAAAATCATGCGGCTAATCGGTCTAGCGAGCGCGCCCGACCTGCTCGCGCGCGGGAATGCGCTTGGCGCTCGTCATCGCGACGTGCTCACGAATCTTGGCTTGGTACGCCCGAACCTGAGCCCCGGCCTTACGCTCGGCGGCAGGATCCAACGCAACAGCCTGGGCGCGCTTCCACGACCTGACCTGACGCTCCAGATACCGCAGCTTCTGACGGGCAGCATCACCGGCCGGATCCGCCGTGTCGTGCATCGGCTTCGTAATGCCCGGCTGATAGACGCCCAAACTGTGACGGCAGCCAGGATGGAACAGGCCCGCAGCGGTGGCTTCCGGTAGCGTCCCCGCGACATGCACACCGCCAGAGCCGTCGATAGTGCCGATCGTGCCACCGGACAGTGAGAGGACCTTGCCCTCCCACGGCCGGCACAGCGGACATTCTTGCGGTGCGTCACTGACGATGACCAGGTCCATGCCGTACGCCTGCAACCGGTCCACATGCGCAGCCACAGCCGCATGCGCTGTGGACGACCGCACCGCCATCTCGACATACGAGGCCATGTCCCACCCGCGGCCGCGCTGATCCACGAACCCCGTCACACCACGCTTCGCGAACGCATCCAACGCCGCCTGTGCGGCCTGCCTGCGCGTCAGCGTCCCCAGCAGCACCTGCCCGGACGCCTTCGCGACAACCTCGCGGTAGACGTCCATCGTCGAGCGCAGAATCCGAGGGTGCGTCGACACGACCTTCGCAGTGGTCTCCTCAACCAGTCGCGCAACAGCGCGCGTCCCAGGCAGCGGGTCAACCACGGCGCTCAAGGCTCGTTCCAACGCTCCGGCGAGGTCTGTCGCTGCGACCGCACTGCCGCGGTTCCACGCGGTCAGGATGGCGTAGGCGACGGACTGCCCTGCAGCCTGCTCGAGCTGGGTGAGCAGGACTTTGGCTCGGGCCTGGATCAGCTGCACTTCCAACAGTTTGTGTTCGGCCCATTGTGGGCCGTCGATGCCCTTCGCCAACGCCTTGGCGATCCGCTCGAGCAGGACCCGCTCAGCCTCGGTGTAATGCTCGACGACACCTGCGGCGAGGTCCTCGGCCAACGATGGTGAGACCGGCATGACGCTACGGTACCGCCGGACCAGCGAACGGGTCAGGGACTGCCATGCCTTGCTCGGCAAGGATCCGAGCGACCTCTTCGCCGACCTTGGTCTTGTCCCAATCGGGGTGCATCAGGCCGACGAGCGTCTCGGTGCTCGCGGCATTCGCAGTCGACAGCGCTAGCGCCGTCTGTGCCAGGGCAAGCGGGGAGTCTTGTGACCCGGCGCTGAACTCGACCTTCAGCCCGTCGGTGTTCACGGGCTTACCGAACACGTCCGCGTCGACAGTCAACAGCTTGCCCATGATCTGGGCCAGCGCCGGCCGCCATGCGCGGATCTTGCGGCCTCGGGTGAGCAACGATCTCGACTGCTTCGCCGCAACCTCGGTGGCGGTCATCGCCACGTCAGCGTTCTCACCGAAGGTCTGCAACGAGTAGCCGGCGGAGCGGATGATCTTCTCGGTCCACTCCTGCGCGGTGGCCTGGTGCTCGGCGAACCGGATTTTGAACTGGATGTCGGTGATCGGGGCGTCACCGGACTCGGCGGCGGCCATCTTCAACGGTGTGAAGATCTCCTGGTCGGCGTTGAACGCCGCGCCCATGCCGGGGCCTTGGTCGTCGAGCATGTACCGGGCCAACAGAATCCGGGCCTTGCCCAGGCGGATGTCACGCATCCAGGACGAGTACACCTCGTCGAGGTTGTCGAGCATCGGCTCAACACCGTCCAAGTCAGATGAGCCCCATCCTGCGGCGGCAGGCAGCCCAAAGAACGCCTTGGCCACCGACGGGTGAGTGTTGGGGATGTAGACCACGTTCAGGCCAGGCGTCCTGCCACTGGTGATGTACCCGAACTCGTCCACGCCGCCGGCCAGCCCGGCAGTGGCGGGGTGCTCCGCCAGGGGGATCGGGTGGCCCAGCCGGTCTGGGGTGCCGGAGTAGAGGCCGTGCTGGATCAGGCCGGCACCGGCGTCGTCGAGTTCGTGGCGTTCGAGGTGGCGCAGGACGACGGTGCCGGTGTCTTTGACGACGTGCCAGAACGTCACAGCCCGCAACCGGTCCCAGCTGAACTCGGGCCAGGCGACGTCGGCGTTGACCACGGACAGGAACGCGCTGCTGTCCACAGCCTTGTCCCAAGCGACTCGCAGGTACACCCCGCCCAGCGCGGCGCCAACCTCACCCGCACCGGCCAGGGTGGCATACGTGTAGTCGCCGACAGCCTCGTCGATCCGGGCCTGGGTGGGCTTGTCGTCGACCCGGAACGTCGGCGGGTCCGCGAACAGCAGGTCCGCGCTCGTCCTGGCCATGTCTGCCGCGAGTGGCACGTGGGTCTGGTCGTGGGTCTGCCGCAAGTCACCGATCGGGCGGCCCCAGTAGAACCTCGCCAGCTTCCCTGCGACGCCCCCGCGGTACTGCGACGGCCGGTCGATCGTCGCCTGCCGCCCGACCGTGTACGCGAGCCGCAGCGCGTCGGGTGAGCCGGTCCACCACGCGGACCAGGCGTTCAGGACAGGTGTGATCTGCGCGAGCTCGACGGGTGGCCATGCGAGGTTAGTGGTGGGGAGCGGCACGTCAGGTCTCCGTTCCGTCAGGGTCTTCGCCTGGCGCGCCAGGCAGGGCGGGGGCGAGTGGGATCAGGTGCCGCCAGTCAAGGCGGGTTGTGTAGCAGCTGTACCGGAGCGCGTCGGCCTCGTCGTCGTTGTCCTTGACCGGCTTGTCCTCGCCGCGCGCTGTGGCCTTCACATCCCAGACGTACCCGGGAAGCTTCTCGATCAGCTGGGTGCACGTGTCAGCCACCACGATCTTGCTCGTGGCCAGCAGTGCGGCCATGGTGCGGATCCCGGGGAGCACGCTGTTGTGGGCGTTGCGGGTGTTCTGTGCGCCGTCGTGGAACAGTTGGCTCTTGAAGCTCGCGGCGGCCGGGTCGACGGCAATCCACTCGGGGTGCCGCCACAGCTCAGGCTGACCAGCGATCCATGCCCGTAGGGACGCCGAATGCTGCCCGATGGTCATATGGCCCGGCGCCCACTCCCCGAGGACGTAGAGCCTGTGACCGGACTGCCCTTCGCGGGTGTCGGGGCCGAGGCCGAGCAGGTAGCCGCGGGTCGGGTGGGTGTCGCCGTAGTCGACGCCGACGCCGAGGATCTTCTCCATCGGTGGGAACGACTCGACCGGGGCCACGTGCCGGGCTGGGTCCCACATGTCGTAGATCGCGCCGGCGGCGATCACCCAGAGCCCGTCGACGAACCGTTTACGCCACAAGCCGACGAACTCGCGTTGAACCTGCGCGACGTAGGTCGGGTCCAGGTGCTCGTTGTCCGACATGCGGAACTCGAAAACCCGGTACCCGAGCTCGACCGCCCGGTCCATGATCTGCCGCTTCACATAATGCGCGGGCCCGTCCGGGTTGGTCGTCGCGAAGATCTGCGCACCCGGGACGCGCAGGCGGCCCAGGAGCTGGATCCAGAAGTCCTCACTGACCAGGGTCAGCTCGTCGACGTAGGCGCCGGCGCACGTCAGCCCGCGCAACACCATTTCGGAGCGGGCGTCACTGGCGCCCATGACGTGGATGGTGCGACCGAGGATCTTGCCCGTGTCCGCGCCGGCCGTGTAGTGCGAGTGTTTGGCCAAGGGCCCGAACAGGGACGCGTCGGCCAGGGGCCCGAAGACGTTGCGGGCGATGGACTGTCGGGTGCGGCCGACGACGACGAGCTCACCTGCGGGCGCGGTGGCGACGTAGATGAGCCAGCGGAGCAACGATGCGACGGTTTTGCCGCCGGAGATGGACCCGGTCCAGAGGTTGACCCTGGCGTCGGCTTGGACGATGGAGCGGATCTGCATGGGCGACATGGGGGCCACGTCGACCGCTTCGAGCAGGTCAGTCACCGCCGGAAGACCCCCTGAGATCCAAAGAGCGTCTTGAGTATGTCCGCCTTCAGCGCTGCCTTATTCGTCTCTCGGTGTCCGCAACGTGCGCACTCGCGCGGACCGTACACGTCGTCGTAGACGTGGTGGCCGATGCTCTCGCAGACGCTGGCGAAGAGGCCAGGAACAGGCTCGGGAGGACGGCGGCCGTTGGTCAGGTTCCAGAACGGCTCGGGTTCAGGCATCCTTGGCCTCCTCGCTCTCTGGTGTGCGGAACGCCAACCCCATCGCCGCAGCCAGGCCAGTCAGCATCGACTTCGCGTCGTCGTGGCTGCTGTCGGAGTCGTGGACGGCGATCTTCAACGACCGGTCGACCGCGATCGTCGCGGCCTGCATGATCTTCAGCTGGTCCACGAACGTCGGCTGCTCCAACGCGACTTCGGCGTAGGTGTTGTCCTTCCCACCGAAGTTGAACGCCTTACACGGGGCGAACATCTGCCCGCGCAACCTCTGCACGTCAGCCAACAGCCCGGCCTCAATAGCGGACCTCGTCGCCCTGTTATCCGCAACCCTCGCCTGCGTCGCAGCCTTGGTTTGCGCCCGGTCCCAAGACAAGCCGAGGATCTTCGCGTGTCTGCAGATCGTGGCTGTGCCGCGTCCCATCCTGGTGGCGCACTGGACGAGAGGAAACCCTTGGACATGGAGGTCGCGAAGCTGCTGGTCGTCTTGCGGAGTCCAGGGGTTGGTCACGATCGACCTCCCGCACATGGTGAAGGCCCGAAGAGCCACTGCTCCATCCGGGCCAGTTGGTAATCATTATCGTCCGCTGCTCGCGAGCGTACTCCCGATTCGTGTCAAGTCTAGGCCGAGCCCCGTTTACCGTGTGTCGCGTCATAGTCGATGGCCGCGGCCAATGCCATCATGCCGGCCATGTCCATGGTTCCGAGCCGGTCGATCGTGAGTCTCCTGGCTGCGCCGGCGTCAGCGTGCAGGCGGCGGTTCAGGGTGCGCCACTCCGATGCTGGCCAAGCGTGTCGAGGTGTCGCGTCACAAGCCATCTCAGAGGGCAGTTTGTTGTCGTCCCGCCGGATTGTGGCAACCACGATCCCCACGCATGGTCGGCCGTTGTTGGTGCCAGGGCAGTGACCAACAGTTTGGTGTCTCGGAGCGTTGTCGGCGGCAATCGCCCCAAGGTCAGCCGCTGACCCCTCAAGGTCGGCCAGCGCTCGAGGGTAGTCGGCCAGCCAGTCGACGTGGATGAGCAGGAACGCGCACAAGGCGTGGACGTCGATGGCGACGAGCCTGTGCAGGTGGCGTCCGTGAATGACTTGGAGCGCCCACCAAGCCAACCGCTCGTGGGCTTTGGCCCGCTTGTCCAACACGTCAGCGCTGATCGGCAACGGCGGGTTCACCATCGACGTGAGGACATGGGAGCCGGCCGCCCGTCGTGCGGGCTCAAGGGTGTCGTCCCACGCGTCACTGATCTCGTACAGGGCTCGACGGATCCGACCAGCCAGAACATCAGCAGCTGACAAGGGCGCCAACTGCTGGGCCCGGTGGCGGGTCACCCTCACGACACTGCCTCGCGCGCGCGCGCATCACGCGGCAACCCGGCGGAACGTGCCGCGGTGAGCGTGTCGGCGGTGTAGACGGCGAGCGCATACGCCTGCCAGATGTCGGCTTTGAAGCCGTAGAACCAGCCGGGAGCGGCTTTGGTGCCTTTGCCGTGGTTGGAGACGCCGGACGCGAACCTGTCGATCAGGGCCTGGGTAATGTTCGAGTCCTTGGCTTTGGTCGAGTGGCAGAGGTGGAGCTTGACCTCTTTCCTATAGACCAGGTTGACGTCGGAGGTTTGTGCGACTTCAAGGAAACGGCCGATCCATACGCAGGTCTCGAAGACTTCTTTACCGACTGCCATTCCGTAGGAGGCGATCATTTCTATGGCGACGTAGTCGTAGCCGCCGTCCATGAGTTTGTCTCGGAGGTAGAAGTTTGTGATCTTCCCGGCGTCGTATGGCTTCCAAGTAATGCTGTCGATGAGTGCGTATCCGGATTCTGTGTTTCCGGGGTCGATGGCGAGGATTCGCATTGTGTTAGTCCTTTCTGGTCTGCTGGATTAGTCGGTTTTCGCCCTTGCCTGTTTTGTGCCATGGCCTGAATCCGGAGCCACGTCGTGAGCCCCATCGGATGAGATTGTCGATGCTCCTGGGTGTGAGGTCGGACGCTTCTACTGCGGCCACCTGGAGGTCATGGACTGGGTGCCATTGGTTATCGGAGAGCTCGTCGAGAATCGCAAGGTAGGCCGGCTTGGTGCGCGGCATGATCATCGGGTCGTAGGTGAGGAAGGTCATCGCATGGTCCTTTCGTCTGGGTGTGTCCCGCCGGTTTGGTATGTCCCGGGACACACAGGCCGGTGTGTCCCGTCTACTACGTAGGACGGGACATGGGACACACCGTCCGGGACCTCCGAAAAGGACACACCTGGGACACACCTGGGACACACCCGAGGGGAGGTCACGGCGCGTCCTGGTCGAACGGGGTGTCGATGTAGTGCCGGGACGACCGGTTGGGTCCGACTTCGACCCGGATGTTGCCTTCGGTAATGAGCGCTTTGACGGCGGCGACAATGTGTTGTTGCTTTCCTCGGACGCCTTTGATGATGTCGTTTGTATTCGAGCCTGGGGCGATCTGCAGGAATAGGGAGACTTTGTGCATGAGCCCGGTGGGGCGCCATTCCCCGGTTTCGGTGTGGTCGTCTCCGGGGGTGTCGAGCCAGGCGTAAAGAATGCCGTCGGGGCTGGTGGCGTCGAGGTGGAGGTCGGCGGCGGTGACACCGTTGGGGCCGACGTCGCCGTGTTTGTCTTTGTCGATGACGAGCTTGGCGTGGCCTTTGACCCCGCGGCCGAAGGA